CCACAACAAACTTTAACAGTAGGAAGTTCTATATCTTTTGTTTTATTACCTGAGGGTAATTCATCAGGAGATGAAAGCTTTACTGGTACAGGGATTGTTACTGGAATGTCAGTAAATAACGCAATGGACGCAGTAATTTCTAGATCAGTTACTTTTCAAGGTACAGGAACATTAACAAGAGGAACTGTCTAATATTAATTTATGTCAGTTATTGACCGAGTTAAAAGCCACTTTGAGTCGCTTCAAACTATTACTATTGAAGTAGAAGAATGGAAAGATGAACACGGCAACCCATCTGTATTTTATTCAGAACCTTTAACACTTGAAGAAAAAAATATTATCTTTAAGAAGTCTAGTAATTTTCAAGACTTAAATGTTCTTGTTGATTTACTTATAATGAAACTTCAAATTAAAGATGACAAAGGTAATCTTGTAAAAGCATTTAAACCTGAAGATAAATTCGCTTTAAGAAAAAAAGCAGACTCTAATGTAATCGCAACTGTTGCCAATAGAATACTTGTAGATACAAATTACGAGGAAGCCGAAAAAAAGTAAGTGGCGACCCTGATACAAGGTCGCTGTTAATTATAGCAGACAGATTACATCTCACAATTCAAGAAGTTTTAGAAATGCCTGTAAGCCATTATAATCTTTGGTTAGCTTACTTGAAAAAAGAGCAAGATGAGTATAAAACAAAGAAATCACTAGCTGAAGCAAAAAGGTATAAAACATAATGGCAAATCAAAGACTTAATATAGATATAGTCGCAAAAGACAAATCTCAACAAGCATTAGGTAGATTACAAGGTAATTTACAAAAAGTTAAACAATCTGTATTTAATTTAAGAAATGCTTTTATAGGTTTAGGTGCTGGTGTAGTTATTAAAGGTTTTTTTAATGCTGGAGTTCAAATAGAAAATCTTGGAGTTCAATTAAATGCTTTATTCAAATCAGCAGAAAAAGGTAAAAACGCACTTAAAACTTTAACAGCTTTTGCGGCGACAACACCATTTGAATTATCTAATATTCAACAAGGTGTAACTGCACTTGTTACTGTTAGAAAACAAGCTGAGGAAGCTGGAATATCATTTGAAGAACTATTAACTATTACAGGTAACACAGCAGTTATTCTCGGTGGAGATTTTGCTTTAGCCGCAATACAAATTCAAAGATCATTAAGTGCTGGTATCTCTAGTGCAGAATTATTTAGAGAACGAGGTGTTAAAGCAATGGCTGGTTTCAAAGAGGGTGTTAGCATTAATGCAAAACAATCAGCAGAGGGCTTACAAAAAGCTTTTGGAAAAAATGGAGAATATGGCAAATTAATGGAAGATTTAGCCAAAACTACATTTGGAACTATAACAAACTTAAAAGATGCCTTTTTCTTATTTCAAGTAGATGTTGCACAAGGTTTTTTTAGTGCATTAAAAGAAAATTTAGGCGATCTTAGAAAAACAGTAGAAGAAAATAGAAAAGAAATTGCAGAGTTTGGTGCAATGATTGGTGCTGGTTTAAGTTCAGCAATACAATTTACAGCTAAAGCGGCTAAATTACTAAAAGATAATTTTGATTTAATTATAGAAGCCGTAAAAATTCTTATAGCATTTAAACTTATTAAATTTTTTCATAATCTTTCAACAGCGATAATGGCGGCACGAGGTTCTATGTTGCTTTTCAACAAAGCAGTTAGAAAAAACTTATTAATAGGTGGTGCGGCAATATTAATAACTCAGCTAGATAAAATAATTAAAAAGATAAGAGAGATTAGAGGAATATCAGAAGAAACAAATATTGATACAGAAACTGAAACACCAAAAATTACTATTAAAAAAGAAATACCTGAAGCTACATTTCTTGATAAACTTAGATTTCAATTTCAAGTTCTTATGAAAACAATAGAAGATGGTAACAAAAATAAACTAGAAAAATTCAAAGATAATTTTAAAAAAATTGGAGAAATAGTAGGCACATCAATTAATAATGGAATAACTAAAATGTCAGATGGTTTAGCTAGATCATTAATATTAGGAGAAAATCTTGCAGAAACATTTAGAAAAATGGCACAAGAATTAGCAGTAAAAGTTTTAAGTGCAATTATTGAAATTATAGCAAGAAAAACAGTTGAATTAGCAATAGAAAAATTAATTACAAAAGAAAAAGAAAAACAAAGAAATTTATCTGCGGCATCAGGAAATCCATTAGCAATACTTTCACTTTTAGGTGGTTTTTCACAAGGTGGTGCTGTCTCAAAAGGAAAACCTATTGTTGTAGGAGAAAAAGGTGCAGAATTATTTATACCAAATCAAACAGGACAAATTACACAATCAGCTAGAGGAACAGGAACAGGCAATGTAAATGTAAATTTTACTATTAACGCTGTTGATGCAAGTGGTATTGATAGGTTATTAGTTGAAAGACGAGGAACTATATCAAGAATAATAAACGAATCAGTTAATGAAAGAGGGAGTAGTAATTTAATATAATGTCAGGTGCTTTTCCTATATCAAATGCAAAATTCTCAACTATGGGAATAAAGTCAATACAAAATACAATTATCTCTAAGTCAGATAGTGGTAAAAAATTAGCAAGACAAATTGACGGACAAAGATTTGCTTTTACAGCAGAAATTATTACAGGAAAAAGATCAGATGTTTATGGTGAGTTAATGGCATTTATTATTAAACAAAGATCAGGTAAAGAAAATTTTACAATTATCCC